AGGGAAAGAGGTGAGGTGTTTACAAATCACCGATACTTTCTTAGGCATACGGGTAAATATCATATTGCTAAAATCGAATCAAGAGAAGAAGGTAATGTTGGTTTTAAATACAACTCCGCTGAAGTACGAGCAAGACTTCCGATAGGAAAAAAGTTTAGTATCTCAGCAGGTTTCATTGCACGTTCTCATGACCAAGCTTTTGGTTACAATCCAGTAGAAATATGGCTGAACGAAACAGATGATGACGGGTATGCTATGAACCCTTGGTACACATTAGGCTTTGAATATGGGTATGATGATATTGCATACACACAGCAAGATGAGTTTGGCAATACAGTTTATGATTGGTACTGGATTGATGAGCAAGGAAACATAGTAGCCGATAGTGATTTAGAGTTTCGTGAGACAGTATTTGCGGACTTGATGAACCGATTTAACAGAGAACAATGGGACTTGTTAGACGCATTCGCAGAGGTAGCACCTATTGTCGGAGCAGATTTTTATTTGTACAGACAAAAGTTTTGGCTACACAGCTATGCTAATTACATATTACCATATCACAAATATTTCAAAGGTGATGAATCATTCAGTTATCTTAACAGAAACAACTGGGGGTTAGGCGGATTGAGACAAGATTCTGAATTAGAACAATGGGACGACTATCAGTTCGGTTTGATACTTGGCTGGAACCTCACAAAAAAATTAGGTATTTTTGTAGAAGGAGAATATACAAAGTTTTGGGATACTGAAATTTTTAACTCTACAGTAGGATTAAATATTGAGTTATGAAAATTAGCAGGCATATAACTTATGCTGAAGCTATTCATTCTAACACTGCAAAAAGAAAAGGTATTGATAATACACCTAATCCGCAGCAGTTAGACACAATGAAAGTTACAGCTGAAAAGATTTTTGAACCACTTCGTGAATGGGTAGGCGGGCCTATAAAGGTCAGCTCTTTCTTCAGGTCGCCTGAACTTAACACTGCTATCGGTGGTGTTGCATCTTCTCAACATTGTAAAGGCCAAGCTTTAGACTTGGATGATGTTTATGGTTACAAAACTAATGCAGAAATGTTTATGTACATACGTGAGCATATAGATTTTGACCAATTGATATGGGAATTCGGAACTGATGTTTCTCCGAACTGGATACACGTCAGTTATGTAAATAAAGAAGAAAACAGAAAAAGATGTTTGAAAGCTTACAAAGATGAGCAAGGTAAAACTAAATATAAAGTAATATGAAAGAAATATTAGGTAAATTATTTGGAGGAGCAGCTGGAGAAGTAGGAGACAAGTTGACTGGAATGATTGATAAGTTCGTTCATACCAAAGATGAGAAAGCTGCTTTTGAAAAAGAAATGACAGCAATGTTTATAAATGCTGAAGCTGAAATAGAAAAAAACATTTCAGAAAGATGGAAGTCGGATATGACTAGTGACAGTAAATTATCTAAGTCAGTAAGACCATTGGTTTTAATCTTTTTGATTGTGGCTACAATGATATTAATATTTATTGATTCAGGATTTATTATCTTTGCAGTAGATGATGAGTGGAAAGAACTACTCAAACTATTACTCATGACTACTGTCGCAGCATATTTTGGTGGTCGTAGTTATGAAAAAGGAAAAAAAATAAAATAATTTAAATGGCAAAAATAAGCACATACGCTATATCAACTCCTGTTGTTGATGACGATAAGTGGATAGGTACAGACGCAAGTGCTTTGAAAGAAACAAAAAACTTTACTGCACGTGATGTTGCAATCTATTTAAATAATTTTAACAAAGTAGAATCTGATTCTTTACGATATGTTTTTCAAAACAAATTGCCAACTGATACACGAAAGCCTGGTTCTATATCATTTAATAGTTCTAGAGGAGACAATGTAGCATTCAGTAGCGTAACTACTTTTATGCTAAGTAAGTTTACAAAGGCTCTTGTAGATGTTCAGTCTTTTTACCAAGTTCCTTTGGTAAATTCACAAGTATTAATATCGCAGTGTAAGAACACATCTGTCTTCGGAATATTTACGTGGGACGCTGCTAATCTTGACGGAACTGAACCAGACTTTTGGAATATAGATTTGACTTATGTAGTGGGCAATGGAAGCTTAGAAAACAATCAGGATTATTTTATATCTTTGTTGCAGTATAATGTGTCGGCTTCAGGCGGAGACAAAAACTACACAGAAGTGTTCGGTGCACCTCTTACAACATGGACGGTGAACCATAATTTAGGGAAAAAACCTGCTGTTAGCTGTATAGATACTTCAGGAAATGAAGTTTACGGAATAGTAGATTATATTAATGATAACCAAGTTACAATATCATTTAGTGCAGCCACTGGTGGAACGGTAACTTGTAATTAAAAAAAAGAAAGAAAAATGGCAATAAATTTTTTAAATGCAGTTAGCATAGCGGGCAACTTAGATTTAAACCAGAATCAATTAGTCCAATTTAGAGTTGAAAACTTAACAAGCAATCCAACAGCTACCGCAGGTAGATTATATTATAATTCTACAGATGGTAGTTTAAGATATTATAATGGTGACTCCACAGCATGGATTACACTAGATGGAACAGGAGATGTTGATTCGATAGCAGTAGCAAACGGTGCTGCATCGACAGGTAATGCGTTGAGTGTTAATTCATCAACTGGAAGTGTAACTATAAGTTCTAGAGCATATGATGGTGGTAGTGATGTAGGTCACGTACCAGTTGGAGGTTCTGCAACCACATTCCTTAGAGGTGATGGTTCGTGGGCTACTCCAGGTGGAACATATACATCGTGGACTATTAGTGATGGTTCATCTTCTTCAACAGTAACTGATGGTCAGACTGTAACTATATCAGGTAGTACAGGTATTGATGCTGCTGAATCAAGTAGAACAGTTGCTTTAACATTAGATTTAAACGAGTTAACAACAGTTACAGCTGTTTCTTCTGACTTTGTTTCTATTGTTGATGCGACAGACAATTCTACTAAGAAAGCATTAATTAGTGATATTATTTCTTTAACTGGAGATATTACCGCTGTAAATGCTTCTACCACAAACAACAGAAAAGGTATCGCAGTAGCAAATGCAGCAGGGCCGATTCCAGAAGTTGGATTAAACATTGTTGGTCAAACAAATTTAGGTGCAACGCCTTCTGGTTCTGATGAATTAATTATTTACGATGCAGACACTGCAACAAACAAAGCAATTACTGTAACAAATCTTTTAGCTGCTGCACCACAAGGAGATATAACTGGAGTAACAGGAAGTTCTGGTATCACAGTATCTAGTGGTTCAGGCCCAGTTCCAAATGTATCTGTACTTTATACAGGAGCAGGAAACGTTGTTGATGCAGCAGGTGCTGGTTCTACAATTGAAAGTTCAGATAAAATATTATATGAAGATGGTACAGACACAACTGTTAAGGAAATAGCAATATCAAGTTTATTAGCATTAGCACCACAAGGAGACATTACACAAGTTAATGCTGGAACTTATTTAAATGGTGGTGGTTCTACTGGTTCAGTTACATTAAACCATGATTCTACAACTAGAAGTAATACAACTTCTACTGATACAGTTGGTTCTGGTGGAACGTTTACAAAAATTGATTCTATAACAACTAACGCTACTGGACACGTTACCGCAGTAAATACTGAAACCATAACAATGGGTGCCTTTGACAACTATGGCTCATGGACGATTGGCGATGGTTCAAACACATCATCAGTAGGTTCAGGTCAAACAGTGACAATCCAAGGAACTTCAAACGAAGTAGAAGTTTCAGAATCTGGCAGAACTGTTACAGTAGGTTTACCAACTAATGTAACTATTGGTGGAGACTTAACAGTTTCAGGTGGAGACATCACATTATCGGGTACAGGAAGAATTCAAGGTATTGACACAGTAACTGCTTCAACAGATGCTGCTTCTAAAAACTATGTTGACCAGCAATTAGCAGGCTCAGGATTATTAATATTCCAAGGTGGATATAACGCAGCAACTAACACGCCAGACTTAGACAGCAGTCCAAGTTCAAGTATTAAGAAAGGTTGGTCGTATGTTGTTACTGCTGCTGGTTCATTCTTTAGTGAAACTGTTGAAGTTGGAGATTTACTTATCGCACAACAAGATGCACCAACTACTTTGGCAAACTGGGTAACTGTTCAGAACAACATTGGTTTAGCTACAACTACTACACCAGGTATAGCTTCATTCAGTTCAGATAACTTTGCAGTAAGTGCAGCAGGTGTTGTAACAGTTAAAAATAACGGTATTATTTTAGGAACTGAAACTACTGGTAATTATACAGCAACAGTAGCAGCAAGTTCGACTAATAATAGAAAAGGTATTGCAGTTTCAGGTGCTACGGGTGAAGGTCAAGCAGCAGTAGTTGGATTAAATATTACTGGTCAATCAGCTTTAGCTACAGTAGCAGCAGATGATGAATTAATCATCTACGATACATCCAGTACTACAAATGTTAAAGTTCCTGTATCAGCAGTTAGAGATAAAATTGTTAATGATAACTCTTTCTCTGGTACATTCCCTACATCTGATGCGGCATCGTTCACTGTAAGTCATGGCTTGTCAAGTAAAGATATTATTGTGCAAGTTTACAGAATTTCAGATGGAGCAACTATATTTGCACAAGTAGAAAGAACTAGTAACTCTGTCGTAACAGTAACTTGTTCATCTGCTCAAACAGCTGATACATTGCAAGTGCTTTGTACCAAGTGTGTGTAAGTAGGAGAACTTTAATTAAATAACATATGGCTATATCTTTTATTGAAGGCGTATCGATTACGGGTACTATATCAACTTCAGGAAGCATAACAGCAACTAGTAATTCAGCTGTTATACAAACCCCAAGAATTAGTATGGAATCTGATGGTACTTTAGATTGGGGTCAAGCTAGAGACGTTGGTACGTTAACATGGGACACAGGCTATGCTTATTTAAAAGGTCAAGCTAGTAAAGGTGTAAAAATTCAAGTAGACAATAGTACAACTGCCTTAACATTTGAAACTAACGCTAACGCAACTTTTGCAGGTGATGTAACTGTTGGTGGAGGTGATATAACTTTAAGTGGTACTGGTAGAATACAAGGTGTTGATACGGTTTCTTCTGGAACAGATGCGGCAAATAAAACATATGTAGACAACCAAATTTCAGGTGTACCACAAGGGACTGTAACTTCGGTTTCAGGCAGTGCTGGAATTACAATAACAGGAACTGCTACAACCACTCCTACGGTAAAGATTGATTATGATGGAGGTGACAATGCTATTTTAGTAGCTACGACAGCAACTCCTGTTGCAGGAGATACTATTTGGTTTTCGGACGCTAGCGATGATGAAATAAAAAAATCAACTATTTCAAACTTACCATTTGGAAGTGGTGATATGACTTCCTGGAATTTAACAGCAGATAGTGGTGGAACTGCAACTGTTACAAACGGGGAGACTGTAGACATAGCGGGTGGTACTAATATTAGCACAAGTCGTAGTGGTGAAACTATCACTATTACCAACGGTATAACAAACAACAATCAGTTGACAAACGGTGCGGGTTATACCACCAATACTGGTACTGTTACTGGTACTGGTTCAAGTGGCAGAGTAGCTGTGTGGAGTGGAACATCAGCACTTACTTCAGACTCAGGTATCCTATTTAATACAGGAACTAATGCTTTGACGGTAGGCGGTAATATTATCAGTACAAGTGGAGACATTACTGTAGGGGGTGGTGATATTTTTTTAGAAGGAACAATAAAAGCTATTTCTAATTCTTCAACTAATGGCATACTATTAATTGGTGATGTAGATGGTAATGATGAAATAACTCAGATTGAATTAAAAACACAAGCAGCTATCAATATTCGTTTGACTGATGATACAATAGACTTAAACAGTTCTGCGATAAACTCACCTTCTAGTAATACTCAGACTTTTTTTAATGGTCAAAACACTAGAAGACAATTAAAAGTAAATAGTAGTTCATCGGCATATAATGGAGAAACAATAGTTCTTCATAGTGCTTCAACGACAGCAGGTAAAGTTTATGGTAAAAGTAACTTTGCTGCTACTTGGACTGAAGCAGATGCAGATAGTGATATTACAACAAATCTTTTGGCTGTAGCAACTGGTAGTACCAGTGCAAACGGTATGTTAACAAGAGGAGTTTTTTATAAAGCCAGTCATGGCTTTACACTTGGTAGACCTTTATATGTTTCTAACACAGCTGGGGTTTTAACCAATACAGCTCCAAGCGGTGCTGGTGATTATGTTCGTGTTGTTGGTTATGCTATTGATAGTTCAAATATATTCTTTTGTCCAGACAATACATGGGTACAAAACGCTAACTAATTATGCCCACAATAAATGCTTCAAAATACGGTTCTATAACTGCTACTAGTACCACGTCTTGGGCAGGTGTTCGTGATGGCTCCACTGGAATATTTGTAACAAACCAACCAAGCGGTAATCAATTCGCAGCAAAAATAAGTTTTGTATCTGGAGGTAAAGGAAGCGAGTGGGGTCTAATACGTTCGTATTATGCTTTTGACGTTACAAGCTATCAAACAGGTTTTACTATAACAAACTTAAAATTTAACTTTGATTCTAGCAACCTTACTTCTACTAATTTTGGCTATGCAATTATCAAATCAACAGCACAAGGAAATGCTAATTCAAATTTATCGACCAGTAGTTGGGACGATATAGATTTTAGCACATTATATGCTGATGGTTCAGAATCTTATTGGCCTGATAACAACAACATAAATAATATAACCTTGAATTCAGCTGCTATCAGTGCTTTTAGTACTGGTTACTTAAAAATTGCTGTAGTTAGCTATGCTGATTATAGTGATGATGAACCTTCTGTTTCTGGACTGAGCGAATCTGCTAGATACAATGCAAGCTATACTCCAAGGATTACTTTCAATGCTACGGCAGCTGGATATGATAATATAGTTACAGGAGTTGAAGGAGCTGATATTGGTACTGTTATAGGAGTCGAGGCGGCTGATATTGGCACTGTCATTGGAGTTGAGTAATACAATAAAAAAATACTTATCTTTGTAACATTATAAATATTTAAATTTAATTAAAATGTCAAAAAAAGAACAAAAACTCAGCACAGAAGAACTTGGTAAATTACAAGTTTTAAACACAAACTTTCAAAACATAAAAATTGAGATAGCAGACTGCGAGGTAAAAAAAGTTAACTTACTTGCACAATTAAAAGTTTACCGAGACGAGTTTGCAGCAATTGAAAAAGAATTAATAAAAACCTACGGAGACAACGCTAAGATAAATCTTCAAACTGGAGAGGTAACACAACCTGAAGAAGAAAACGTAGTTGAGTCTTTAGAAAAAGTAAAATAATATGGCAAAGATTAGTAACTTAAGCTCTTATCCTCAAGTAAACACTTTAGACAAAGATGATTACTTGATAATGACTGATAAAGAAAATGCATTGCAGACTAAAAGCGTTTCAATAGAGCAACTGCAAAATTTTTTCGGAATCAACACTAATACAGCTAAAGCTACTATTTCTTCTGCACAATTACTTACTTCTGCTACAACAAATGTAGATATTATACCCAGCAATCTTTTACTGAGCAATGAAGTTATAGACATAATAAGTATTATGGTTTATATAAAACCTGGCTCAACAGTTTATGACTTTGGTGGTAACTTAAATGTTAAGATTAACGGAGTTTCATTTGGAACTATCAGTGCTGCTCAAGCTAATACAGCTACAGATTTGGTACTAAACATTACTGAATTGCCAGGTGCTATAGCACAAAACAGCCCTTTAGTTTTAGATGGTGGTAGTGCCAATCCAACACAAGGAAACGGAACTATGCAGTTTAATATTTTATATAGAGTGTTGCAGGTAGGTTCTTCATTCTAATGAAATGGATATACGCAAATTGTCAATAGGCCCTGACTACAAGTCAGGAGCCATGCATTATTTAATTGGTCAATATGTATTAAACAATAATTATAAAATACATTTGATAAAGTGGGATGCAAAAACTTCAAATTATTTTATATATATCATACAAGCAAACAAGGTGTTTTTGTGGAAATCATTTTCTGCAACGATGCCTGTATCAGTTGAATATAATATAAATTTTTAATGCAATCCTTATTTGATTTTATTATAACTCCAAAAGATAATCGAAGATATAATAATACAAAAAATATCGAGGACATTGAGATTATTACTAGTACTTCTCAAGAAGACCATAGGTTTTCAAATCGTGAAGGTATAGTAGTTAATGTGCCAAAAGGATATTCAGGAGAAATTAAAATAGGCGATACTTTATTAGTTCATCATAATGTTTTTAAATTTTATTATGACATGAAAGGTCGCCAACGAAGTGGTAGAAGTTTTTTGAAAGACAATACTTTTTTTGTTGATGAAGACCAGTTTTTCTTATACAAACAAAACGGTAAATGGAAACCGCACAGTAAATATTGTTTTGTAAAACCTATAGATACAGAGGAATCTATTATTTATAAAAATACAAAACACGAACCTTTGATAGGTATAATGAAATATGCCAACAAAGAGTTGAATGATTTAGGTGTAGAGAATGGAGATAGAGTTTGTTTCAAACCAGATACTGAATATGAGTTTATTGTAGATGATGAAAAACTTTATAGAATTATGTCACAAAGTATTACAGGCGTATGGAAAAAAAATTAAATTCAAAACAAATTAAATTAAGAATTATTGCAGCAGGAGAAAAAGCTGTGAATGAATTGATAAAAGTTGCAGGAGAAAAAATCATCAAACATGACCCAGAAGATGATTTATCTGCGGACAGATTAAAAAATGCAGCTGCAACAAAAAAATTAGCAGTGTTTGATGCATTTGAAATACTTAACAGAATACAAACAGAAACAGAAAATATGAAGTTAGCTGAAAAAGGAATTTTAAAAACTGATACAAAACAAGGCTTTGCAGAAAGAAACTCAAAATAAATTATATCAAAAGTTATATGACGTAATTCCAAAAAACGTTTTATCAAAGAAAAATAAAAACAAAAGTTGGAAATACGGATATGATGAAAAATATGATATTATTATCATTTCCAAAACAGGACAGATTGGAGATATAATATCAATTAGTGGTTTAGTTATTGCTTTGCCTTTGAGTCCGCAAAATGGTCGCACACGACCAAAAAATACAAAAGAACAATATTGGGTTCGTAAAGAATATCCAAAAGCTTTGGCAAAAGTTTCAAGTATATTTACTTGGAATGATATGCCTACAGCTTTCAAAGAATTATGGGTAGATTACATTGAAGAAGAATTTGAAAGGAGAGAAAAAGGATATTGGTTTTGGAACAATGGTGTGCATACATATATTACTGGTTCACATTACATGTATCTTCAGTGGACTAAAATTGACATTGGCTACCCTGATTTTCGAGAAGCCAATAGACTTTTTTATATCTATTGGGAAGCTTGCAAAGCAGATAAACGCAGTTTCGGCATTTGTTATTTAAAAATAAGACGTTCAGGTTTTTCTTTTATGGGCTCTGAGGAATGTGCTAACATTGCTACTATATCAAAAGATTCTCGTATTGGAATCTTGTCAAAAACTGGAGCTGATGCAAAAAAAATGTTTACTGATAAAGTAGTTCCTATTACAAACAATTATCCTTTCTTTTTCAAGCCAATTCAAGATGGTATGGATAAACCAAAAACCGAATTAGCTTTTCGTGTCCCTGCTTCAAAGATTACAAAAAAAAATATGCATCTAGAAGATGAGTTTGAAATGGACGGATTAGACACTACTATTGACTGGAAGAATACTGACGACAACTCTTATGATGGAGAAAAGTTATTATTGTTAGTACACGATGAAAGTGGTAAGTGGATAAAGCCTAATGACATTTTGAATAACTGGCGTGTAACAAAAACTTGTTTGAGGTTAGGTAGAAAAATCATAGGCAAATGTATGATGGGCTCTACATCAAATGCACTTAGTAAAGGTGGAAGTAGTTTCAAAAAGCTGTATGAAGATTCAGATATAACAAAACGAAATGCTAATGGTCAAACAAAAAGTGGCCTTTACAGTTTGTTTATACCTATGGAATGGAATATGGAAGGTTTTATTGATAAGTATGGTATGCCTGTACTATCAAACATACAAGAACCTGTCGTTGGTATCGATGATGAAGAAATAAATATTGGTGCAATAGATTATTGGAAAAACGAAGTTGATTCACTCAAGCAAGATTCAAATGCTTTGAATGAATTTTATAGACAATTTCCACGTACTGAATCACATGCGTTCAGAGACGAAAGCAACCAATCTTTATTTAATCTCACTAAAATATATCAACAAATAGATTATAATGATTCTCTATTGATAGACCAGCATATTAGTGTAGGTAATTTTAGATGGAAAAATGGTGTTAAAGATACTGAGGTTGTTTTTAGTCCTGATACAAGAGGTAGGTTTAAATTATCCTGGATACCTGAAAAAAATTTAAGAAACAGGGTTTTAAAAAAGAATGGAATATATTATCCTGGAAATGAACACATTGGTTCGTTTGGTTGTGATAGCTATGATATATCTGGAACTGTTGGAGGTAAAGGGTCAAATGGAGCTTTGCATGGTATGACAAAGTTTAACATGGATAAAGCTCCAAGTAATACATTTTTTTTAGAATATGTTGCTAGACCACAAACTGCTGAAATATTTTTTGAAGAAGTATTGATGGCATGCGTATTTTATGGTATGCCTCTTTTGTGCGAAAACAATAAACCTAGATTACTATATCATTTTAAAAATAGAGGTTACAGAGGTTTTAGTCTTAATAGACCAGATAAAACATACAACAAACTTTCAAAGACAGAAAAAGAATTAGGAGGCATACCTAATTCAAGTGAAGATGTAAAACAATCTCATGCAGCGGCAATAGAGTCGTATATTGAAAAGCATGTTGGTCTTGATTTACAAGGTAACTTTAGAAGTAAAGATGAAATGGGAGATATGATTTTTACCAGGACTTTAGAAGACTGGGCTAAGTTTGATATAAATAATCGAACTAAATTTGACGCATCAATTAGCTCGGGTTTAGCCATTATGGCAAATCAAAAACACTTGTATACACCTGTTAAAAAACAATCAAAAATAAGCATTAACTTTGCAAGATATGCTAATAGTGGAATATATAGTGAATTAGTACAATAAATGAAAGATATAAAAATAGATATATCTAACGTAGGGTTCCCTAGCCAGTATGTGTCAGATGCTGAAAAAGCAACTGAGGAGTATGGTCTGATGATTGGACAAGCCATACAGTACGAGTGGTTTAGAAAAGATTCATCTTCGTGTAGATACTATAGTCGATGGCAAGACTTTAACAGATTGAGGTTGTATGCAAGAGGCGAACAACCAATAGCCAAATATAAAAATGAATTAGCAGTTGACGGAGATTTATCGTATTTAAATCTGGATTGGAGTATTATACCTATAATACCAAAGTTTGTAGATTTAGTCGTTAATGGTATGAACGATAGAATGTTCAAAGTAAACGCATATGCTCAAGATGCATTATCACAATCAAAGCGAAGTGCTTTTCAGGATATGGTAGAAGCACAAATGGTTTCAAAAGAATTGTTGACAAAAATTCAAGAGGGTACAGGTGCTAATCCATTTACAATGTCTCCTGATGATTTACCAAACACCGATGAAGAACTAGCACTCTATATGCAGCTGAATTATAAACCAGCTATTGAGATTGCAGAAGAAGAAGGAATAGATACAATTTTTGCAGAAAATCATTATGATGATATAAGAAGAAGATTAGATTATGATTTAACTGTTTTGGGTATGGCATCTGCTAAACACGAGTTCTTACCAGGTGCTGGAGTAGAAATAAAATATGTTGACCCTGCAAACTTAATTCACAGTTATACCGAAGACCCACAATATAAAGATTGTTTTTATTGGGGTGAAATAAAAACTGTTGCTATTACTGAGTTAATGAAAATTGACCAGTCTTTAACCGAAGATGATTTGAAAGAAATATCACAGTACAGCCAAATGTGGTATGATTATTTTAACCTTTCTCAATATTACGAAAACAATGTATTCTATAAAGACACGGTAACTTTACTTTATTTTAATTATAAAACCACTAAGAAGTATGTTTATAAGAAAAAAGTAAATGAAAATGGTGCTACAAAAATTATAGAAAAAGATGATAGTTTCAACCCACCAGAAGAAATGATGGAGGAAAACAACTTCAAAAGAATATCTAAAACTATAGATGTATGGTATGATGGTATTATGGTTATGGGTACTAACATTATGTTAAAATGGGAGTTGATGGAAAATATGGTAAGACCAAAGTCAGCATCGCAAGCTGCATTACCAAATTATGTTACTACTTCTCCTAGAATGTATAAAGGTAGAATCGAATCTTTGACTAGAAGAATGATTCCATTTGCAGATTTGATTCAGCTTACTCATTTAAAACTACAACAAGTTATATCAAGAGTTGTGCCTGATGGTGTCTATATTGACGCAGATGGATTGAATGAGGTTGATTTAGGAACTGGTAACGCTTATAATCCAGAGGATGCTTTGAGATTATATTTCCAAACGGGTAGTGTTGTTGGTAGAAGTTACACTCAAGAAGGAGACTTTAATCAAGGTAAAGTTCCTATTACACAACTTACATCAAATTCTGGAGCAAGTAAAACACAAATGCTTATCACTAATATGAACAACTATATTAATATGATAAGACAAGTAACAGGATTAAGTGAAGCTAAAGATGGTAGTACACCTGACCCGAATGCTCTAGTTGGAATACAAAAACTTGCAGCTCTAAATTCCAATACAGCCACAAGACATATATTAGATGGCTCTTTATATATTTTCAGAACACTAGCGGAGGGTCTTTCTTATCGAATGGCTGATATACTTGAGTATGCTGAGTTTAGAGATGAATTCGCAAATCAAATAGGAAAATATAATGTTAGCATTTTGGAAGAAATGAATGATTTATATATTTATGATTTTGGGATATTTATTGAAGTTACTCCTGATGCTGAAGAAAAAGCACAGCTTGAACAAAACATTCAAATGGCTTTACAAAAAGGAGATATTAATTTAGAGGACGCAATAGATATAAGAGAGATTCATAATTTAAAGCTGGCCAATCAGCTTTTAAAAATGAAGCGTAAAACCAAAGAAGAAAAAGACAGACAGTTTGAATTACAGAAACAACAGCAACAAGGACAGCTTCAAATGCAATCACAGCAAATGGCTGCTCAAACTGCTATGGAAAAAATACAAGCTGAAAGTCAGGCAAAAATGCAGTTGGAACAAGCTAAAGTTGCTTTTGAAATAGAAAGACTTAATGCAGAGGCTCAACTAAAAGGCACATTGATGGAGAAAGAGTTTGGTTACAACCAACAGCTTAGAGACATAAGCGAAAGAGGTTTGAAGCAAAGAGAACTTCAAAGAGAAAACGCAAAAGCCAAAAGAATAAGTCAAGCTAATTCTGAACAATCAAGACTCATAAATCAAAGGAAAAACAATTTACCTCCACAAAGATTTGAGTCTAATGAAGACAGTTTAGATGGTTTTGACTTAGCTGAGTTTGAGCCTAGATAAGCTTAAATAAGCATAAAATTAATTATTAACTTTGTAAAAAATTAAATTAAATGGAATTAAAAGTTAGAGAAGTAACAGGGGAAGAAAAATCTCCTGCTCAAGTAGAAGAAAAACTACTTAAAGAAAACGAAGAAAAACAAACAGTTCAAGAAGCTGTTTCATCTGAACCTGCAAAGGTTGAAGAAAAACCTGTTGTTGAAGAAAAAAAATCTTTAGATGAAAAAGATGTTCTTGAATATTTAAGAAATAGATACGATAAGCCTATTGAATCTTTTGATGATTTGATGGCAAAGCGAGAGGAGAAGGAAGATTTACCTGAAGATGTCGCTGCGTATTTTAAATATAAGAAGGAAACAGGACGTGGAATTCAAGATTATGCAAAGCTGAATCGTGACTTCGATGAAATGAATCCTGATGTGTTGTTGACTGAATATTTTTTAAACAGTGAAGAAGCAGTTGATGAAGAAGATGTAGAAGCATTGATGGATGATTATGCATATGATTCTGAAATTGATGATGAAAAAACAATTAAAAAAAGAAAGTTAGCAAAGAAAAGAAAAATTGTTGAAGCTAAGAAATACTTCAATGACCTGAAAGATAAGTACAAGCAACCTCTTGAGTCAAGTAAGGATGCTTTATCTAGCAAGGAAGCTGAAGAATTGAAACAGTATAGACAATATGTTGATGATGCGAAGACGCAACAGGAACTACAAAAAAGAAAGTATGACTGGTTTGCGAAAAAAACAGATGAGGTGTTTTCCAACGAATTCAAAGGTTTTGAGTTTAAGATAGGTGAAAATAGCGTAATGTATAATCCAGGTGAGACTGAAGAATTAAAAAAATCTCAATCTAATATTATGAACTTTGTTGATAAATATATAGGTGAAGATGGTTTGATGGCAGATGCTCCTGGGTATCATAGAGCGTTATCATTAGCGATGAACCCTGAAAAGTTTGCTCAGTTCTTTTATGAGCAGGGTAAAGCTGAAGCAATAGAAAGTGATGCACGTAAAACTAAAAATATAAATATGAAGTTACGTTCAGCACCAGAAGTTGTACAAAAAGGGGGAACGCAAATTAGAAGTCTTAATAGTGATTCTGGAAACAGACTTACAATTAGGAGTTCACGAATGAGAAAATGATTTATTAAACTTAAAAAAAATTAAAAATTATGCCAGGAAGTATTGAAACAGGTGGCTTGTTAAATTTTCAGTTGCAGCCAAGTGCTCAACAGATTACAACAACCACTAATTATATCAATAACTTCGATTTCTTAAGTACTTATCTACCAGATACGTATGAAAAAGAATTCGAGCGTTATGGTAACAGAACGATTTCATCATTCTTAAGAATGGTGGGAGCAGAAATGCCTTCTAACTCAGATAAAGTAATCTGGGCGGAGCAAGGTAGATTACACGTAAAATATACAGGAGTAACTTCTGGTGCAGCAGCAGCTCAAAACACTGCTACATGGACTGTACCAGCAGCTCAAATAGTACCAGCTACTCAGCCTCAAACAGGTGTAGCAGGTGGTATTGCAATTAGAATTGGACACACAGTTATGATTTCTGATGCAACTCCAGGTTCTACATTTAGCAACAAAGCTGTTGTAACAGCTGTAAACTATGCTAACAGAACTTTTGACGTTGCTTATTACGAAGCAGGTGGTCAAACTATGGGAGCAGGTGTTGCTTGTGATGTATTTATTTATGGTTCAGAATTTAAAAAAGGTCAAGTTGGAATGCCAGAAACTTTAATCTCTGATGACACTATATTCAGTTGTTCACCAATTATCTTAAAAGATACTTACAAAGTGAACGGTTCGGATATGGCTCAAATCGGTTGGGTTGAAATTTCAGGTGAAGACGGAGCTAATGGGTATCTATGGTATCTAAAGTCTGAGCACGACACTAGATTACGTTTTGACGATTATCTAGAAACAGCTATGGTAGAAGCAGTTCCAGCGGAAGCAGGTTCTGGTGCAGATGCAAATAATGCAGGTATCTCAGGTAACAAAGGTACTGATGGTATCTTCCATGTTGTTGGAACAAGAGGAAACGTATGGTCAGGTGGTAACCCAACTGTTTTATCTGATTTTGATGAAATTATCGAAAGATTAGATAAGCAAGGTTCTATTGAAGAAAATGTATTATTCTTGAACAGACAGTTTGGTTTTGACATTGATGATATGTTAGCTTCACAAAACTCATATGGTAACGGTGGTTCTTCTTATGGTCTATTTGACAATGACGAAGAAATGGCGTTAAATTTAGGTTTCAGAGGTTTCCGTAGAGGATATGACTTCTACAAGTCTGACTGGAAATATCTAAATGACCCAACAATGAGAGGTGGACTAGTTGGTGGAGCAATCAATGGATTGATGGTACCAGCAGGTTCAACAACTGTATACGACCAAATTTTAGGTAGAAATGCTAAGAGACCATTTTTACATGTTAGATATAGAGCTTCAGAAACTGAAGACAGAAGATATAAAACATGGATTACTGGAGGAGCAGGAGGAGCAATGACATCAGACATTGATGTGATGTCAGTAAACTTCTTATCTGAAAGATGTGTATGTACTATGGGTGCAAATAACTTCTTCTTATTTAAGTCATAAGAAGATAAATATTAAGGGGAGGGGTTCGCTCCTCCCTTTTTTTTAATCTAATAAAATCTAATAAAATGAAAAATAAAAAAACTTATAAAACAGAGACATATGTCTTAACAAACGGTGAAACACCGTTATCCTTTATGTTAGCGTCTCATCACAATAAAAGAAACAGTTTACTTTATTGGGACGAAGAAAAACAACTCAATCGAGAATTGTGCTACGCTAGCAATCAAAAATCAATATTTGTTGATGAGCAAGATGGTAATAAAACTTTAAAACCAATTGTTTTTGAAGATGGAATGTTAGTGGTTCCAAAAACTAATCCAGTATTACAACAATTTTTAGAATTTCACCCTGGCTATAATAAAATATATCGTAAGGTTGATACAGAGATGGATGCACAGCAAGAAGTGGAAGTATTGAATGCACAAGTAGATGCATTAGTAGAAGCTAAAACTTTATCTATACCTCAGCTAGAAACTGTTTCTCGTGTTCTTTTCAATGTTGATGTAAGCAAAATTACTACAGCTGAATTAAAAAGAGACGTATTAGTATATGCTAAAAATGAACCTGAAAACTTTTTAAACGTTCTGAATGACCCTATGCTTAAATTAATGGCAGAGGTTCAAAGTTTTTTTGATGAAGGAAAGTTAATGATGAAAAAACAAAATGTTCACTTTAACACTAAGAGTAATAAAAAACGTATGATGACTGTTCCTTTTGGTGAAGACAGAAATGAAATGATTGCACACTACCTTAAATCTGACGAAGGTATTGATACATTAAAGTTTTTAAAAGCTATTAAATAATCGATGTGTGGGCACACATTTTCAAAGAGAGACTGCTTAAAACAGTCTCTTTTTTTTTAGTTATCTTTGTACTTTATTAACCTAATTTTATTATTCATTATGGAAAAATATTTTACAGTAAAAATGTCAAATGCAAATGTTGGAAATTTTATGATTTCATGCAACGACATTAAAGGGATAGAACAAAACTCAACTACAGTTGTAAGAATCTTTTATGGAAATGCAAGGTCTATAGATATTGAGCATTCAGCTGT